CTGCAAGATCACCAGGGTTGTGAATTGGGTTGTTAAAGTCAATACACTGTGTAAACACAGTACCAAATGTAAATTGGTCGAGGTTTTGACCCAGAGTCATTTGTGTGACACTACCAGAGATTGAATCATCGGTATTGTCAATCATATTGTTATACTTTGAACCTTCTACACGTCCACCGAATCTATTCGGTTTGTTTGCAGCATTGAACTTGTCAATATTGCGGAGAAGGTCTGTTCTCAATTCGGCATCACTCTTACTTGTAGCATTGCCGTCATAGTATGCCCAAGTCTTAGGAATAATAAAGTATTCGACTGGATCGGTAATGACTGGTTCAATCGATGCCATTGAATACTTCAGAAGGTCATTCTTGATATTCAGTTTTGTTGTAGCATTCAACTTATTACCCGCTTTGGAACGGATGGCGATAAACACCTTTCCGTAAATAGGCGGACTTAACTTCTCACCACCATATGCGGTAATAGATGCAGCCTGTGGATAGATGGTAGATACAATGTATTCGTAGTCTGCCTCTGTAACTGCTCTGTTCTGCGTCGCATACGCCCTAGGAGCGTTAAATTTGATGCTTAGGGGTGATTCCCTTGTCTCACCGTCTTGAGCGGCGTCTATGGTCGTTACAGTGATGTTCTGTGGGGGAATAGGACGCCCTTGATCATCAACGATTAAACCAGTGAAAGCAAAGTCAGTACAACCGTTTGCCTCTTCACCAGCGGTGCGGACATAACGCATCTCAATAACTTCACCATCAACCAGTTTACGTCCTAAAACACCATCACCAAACACTGCCTTGTATCTAAGGTCATCAACTTCCTCAAGGAAATATACACGACTGTTAGAGTCAAGGTTAACAACGTTTTGTGATGTTGAGTATTCGTCTGTCTGAGAAGACTGAATGTTAGGACGAACAAAAACACGAAGTAGTTCTGTATCTACATTATCCGATGGAATGACAAATTCTTGTCTCTGAGTATCATCAACGGTGTATGTAAATGTCAGCAGGTTGCCTTGGTAGAATACGAGTTTACTAAACTCAGCAAGACCTGTCTGTGGATCTACGGAAACTTGTACATCATTGACCACACAGAATACAAACGTGTCAACAATGTTGCGCGAAACAAATACATCACCTCTTCTAAGGGTGACACTTTGCGGGAAGTTTGCGGAATTACCTACAGCAGATGTTTGGACGTTAATTGCAACACATGCCTTTGCTGCTTTAACTGATCTTGGGGTATAATTTAACTGCTTAGCAATACGGACGATATTATCTCTGACCGTTGCAGATTCCAGAAAAGTTTCATTCAGCGCCATGTTAGCGTTGAATGCACTATAGTAAGTATTGTATGCTAGAATATCAATCAGATAAGCAGCACTAGATCCCTCAAAGTCGTAATCACTAAACTCGTCACGAGTTCTGAGGTATGATTTGATTGACTCTTTGATTTCTAGAAAATCAAGAGCGGTTAATTGTGAGGGTACGGCTGGCATGTTATGCTCTCTCTAAGAGGAAATCGACGGTTTGTACTACGGTTTGTCCTGTAATTCTATAATCAAGTTCAATCGCAATAGAATTGGTGTCCTCCGAACCTTCAATTCTCACATCTGTCAAAGTGACACGCGGTTCCAAGCGGTCAATGACGTTAAAGATTTCTGTTTTCATCTCTTCAACCAAAAACACATCAAAGGGTTCAAATAGTAACCCCTTGATGCGTGACCCGATTGCAGGTTGAAACGGACGCTCACCAAATGTAGTGAGCATCAAGTTTTTTACAGATTGTTTAATAGCGTTATCGTTCCTCACGATACCAAAGTCCTTAGTATTAGGGTTAGCATTGAAAGAGATCGCGAGATCTTTGAATGCCCTACTAAGAACTTTTTCTGATCGGAACCTATAAGCAGGCATTAGGAGGTCTGTGGTTTAGTGGATCTTTCACGACGCTTACGCGCCATATCTAGATATTTATCAGACTTTGGGTCGGTTATTAAGACCACGGTTCCATGGTCCCTCTCCATCATCTCTCGATTGTGGTCAGGAATGTGATTAGTTGCCATGGTTCCTCCTGTATTTAGAGTTAATCGAGTTGAAATGTAGGTGGATGAAAAGCACAGTATTCATTGAACGTGATTTTCATCTCCTTATTGCTGAGATTGCAATGTTTTGCTGCTTTAGGCAA